TGGAATCAAATTCCTGCTCAATTTCACGAAGTAATCATAAATAAAGTTATAGCTGGAGGTTATAAAGACCCTAGAAACATGGAAATTCAATTAGCTCAATATTTCGACCAAGAATATGCTGTAGGGGTTAAAGAGGCTAAAAAATATTCAAAAAGTAATTATCAAGCAACTGGAACAATAAAACAACAGGATTTTTAATATGCCTATAACATCATGGACAAGAGAAGGAGTAACTACAACCTCAGATGGAGGCCCTTTAACATTAAGTAAGTTAACTGTAGATGACATAGTTGTTAATGGAACTAATATAGGTCATACAAATGATTTAGATTTATTAGCCTTATCTTCAGGTACTTTGACTGTTAATGGAAGTTTGAATCTTAATACTATAAATGCTGCTAGTGGTGATTTAACTATTACTGCAGCAGGTGGAGACATATCTTTTGGAGATGAAAATTTATCAACTACTGGATTTATGTGTGTAGGAACAGCAAGCAGAGAAGGTACAGGAATGTTAACTGTTCATGGCTCTGCTCCATCTATATGGTTAACATCTACTCAAGATTTAGAAGGTGGTCAAATAAATATTAAAGGGACTGCTGGAGGCGGTGGAGGAGAAGTTGATTACAGTAGTAATAGAATCTATCTTGATATGTGGAAAACATATGGAAGAATTTTGTTTCAAGGAAAAAATCTAACCACTGAAGATATTGTTGCTTTTAGGCCAGATGTAGTTAATGCCGATAATAATACTCTTGTTAGCACATATATTAAGCATATAGGAAATGGAAAAATATGCTTAAAAGGAAGTGGTACTAATGCTTCGTCTCATGACCAGGTTAATATAGGAGAAGGTGGAGATAAAGACCAAACACTTATATTTCATGGAAGTGCAGCTACTAATTATGCTGGAAATGATGCAACAGATGATAAGTTTCATATGGGCACAGGCTCTACAATGGGCTCTAATAAAAGAATTTCATTTGACACAAATGGAGTAGGATTTAATGGACAAACTCCAGCAGCAGCTCCTGATTGGACTGTAAGCAATAAAACAGGTACTTCAAGAGCTTTAGATGCTAATGGGAGTTTAGCTGATATAGGAGATAGATTAGCGCAATTAGTAGATGATTTAATATCAATAGGAATTTTACAGTAATGTCTATAGAGGAAAGAATACAGAGTTTGATTAAACAGCAAGAAGCGGCAAAAGAGCTTTATGTAAAATGTCAAGGTGCTTTAGATGTTTTAAAGGAAATGCTAGAAGAAGAAAAGCCTTCAGATAAAAAATAATGGACTGGTTTTCTATACTAGATAGATACGGTTTGCCAGTTGTAGGGAGTATAGCAATGGCTTTTTATATATGGAAATCTACAAAGTTTATACAGGATGAATTGACGAGAGAGTTAAGAGAATCATTTGGTAGAATAGAAGGAATACTAGTTAAACTAATTGACCAGCAAAAGAAAATGCAACTAGAACAAAAAGGAATTGAAAATAGCTATAAGACTTTAGTAGAAGTTATAGCAAAATTAAGCGGTAATGGTTTAAAAGACAAATTTTTAAGAATGCAAGAAAGAAATACAAATAAGAAAAACTTGGAGGAAGACGATGATAAGTAAGTACAAAGACAAATTTATGGTATGG